TATCCTTGCCCATCAAGTACTGTTCGATGTCAGCAGCAGCATATGAATCGACAACTAGTGCCATGTTCATTGATACTTCTTGGTTTTCTTTTCGTCGTAGTTTTGCAGCCATTCGAGTCGTCATCTTCGGTACAGTTGTAGCAGATAGTGTGATTGGAGTTCCTGTAGATACAAGAGTAGTCAAGTCACCCTCGTCGAATGTGTTTGCAGCGTTTCGTACTTCACCGAAACATTTGAAGTCAAGATCTTGTGCAACTTTGTGCGCAACGTCTTGTCCAATGTTTTCTCCTGGGTTAAGTGGTCCAGCTTGTGTTACTTCACCGTCAGAGATACGGAATACAGCTTCTTTTTCAAGGTTGATATTCAACAGTTCTGAACTATCTGAGATAGTGTCGATTGTTGAATCAGCTCCTCGGGTTACGTCTCGCACAACAACACCTGAGATGTCGAATGCTACTCGTTCAACGCTTTGTCCAAATCGTAGAGTTGGTTCAAAACGCGTGTTCATAATTTCCTTAGACACTAGAGTCTTTAGGAATGTGTCCTGGTATGAGTTATCGAACTCAGGACGGAAGTCAGTTAATGACATGATATTTAGGGATTAAGTCTATAATCCCCGCCCGCTTAGCGCCGGTTATCGTTGTACTGCTTTCTCAAATCAGGGTCTGCTAAGACCTCTCTTCGATATTCAGTATCTTTCGATGCCCGTTGCATGTCTACCTTCGTGTCTGCGGTTCCACCTCTAGGTACAGTGGTTTCCGTGGTGCGCTTACCAGGGATGGCGTTACCATACGCCTCGTCGAGTAGCTCTGGGAAAGTCTTTGCCTTATTAGCAGGACTTAGGGCCATTTGCTTAATTAGAGCAAGATTGGCGATGTCCTTATATTCAGGGTTTTCCGCAATAGCTTTATTCAGGGCAGCAGTCAGCTTGACATCTTGGTCAGCTCGCTTTCCGTCCTCTTCAATTTTTGCTAGCTTAGCAGCAAGTTGTTTAACCTCAGAATCTTTTTCGGTATCAGCTACGGTTGTGTCCGCATCTTTATCTTCTCTCAATTCCGCAAGCTCAGCTTCGAGGGCTTTTCGACGAGTAATCTCTTTATCTAGTCGTGCTTTGGGAATGTTGTCAGAACCGTTGTCCTCTGTAGGTGTTTCCTCCTGAAAGTCACCTGCTGTAACTTCAGTTACTTGCTCATCATTTACAGTTTCTTCTGGAGCAGTGTTTACCTCTTGCTCTTGAGTATTGTCGACGTTAGTCATAGAAATCCTGTTTTTTATCTGGTCAGTCCAGTGGGTCTTTTAACCGTTCCCAAACGTATCTTAATTATACCACGCCACAGAATAATGGTGTGTGTAGTCTGCCTAAGCGGGCGGGGAGATACTTAGACAGACGACACACCTCACTATTGTGAGAGTGCTTCCTGTAGCTGTTCGAGAAGGTCACTTTCATTAGCCCTAGCTGCGTTAAGCAATGCAACTAAACCTAATCTTGTGTCGATGTCTGCTGCGTATGATTGGAACTCAGCCAATGTATTTGTGCTTCGGCCTGAGCGAATCTTGTACACGGCTGATACGGTGTCCTCAAGCAGCAGAGCAATCAGCTTCTTGCCCCCTGGGGTATCAGCTAAGGCTTTAATATCTTGGAGAGAATCGATCTGTTCCGCAAGGATTACAGCCTCTTCGTTTCCCCCATCCTCGATTGTCTTATCCTTTAGGGACATCGGGGTCGATAGTTACTGCTTCTTCACTTTTTACAAAACCAAACTTTTCGTATACCCCTTCGAGTAGTTCATCGTACTTTGCTAGTTGCTCAGCAACTTCTGCTAGTTTTGGTTCTGCTTCGTTTACGACGTTCTTGTTTTCAAACGCCATCCATACACTGTGCATGTCCTCGTCTGACATGTCAGCTACGTGTGGGTGGTTTCGCTCAATGTTCTCAATCGTTGCTTTACATAGAGAAACTTGTGCAGTCATCTCACGCTGTAGTTTCAATAGGTCCGACTTGTGTTGCTCAATCAGGTCTGGTGTAAATTCAGTAACGACATTCTTCCGTTCGATTACTGAGTCTTTAAAGTTCTCTTCGTTTAGTTCCTTCATCTCGAAATCATCGAGGTTTAGTTTATCTGACATTTTGTTGCATTACATCTGCTAATGGTTGTGCCGGTCCTGGCTGGCGTAATTGAGCTGGTTTTCGTGCTCCCCCGCCTGCTAGTGCCGCCTCTTGTTCTTGACGTGCTTGGTCTTGTGCAGCTCGCGCTGTATTAGACACAATCACTTGATCAAGACTTCCCACGTATTGTAACATGGTGCCTACCTGCTCATTATCCATATCTTCCTCGTGATCCAACAGATAATCTACGAACCGTTGCTTGTACGCTGCGTTGGCCATTCGGTTCGGCTGGATTCGCTTTCCATCAAGGATAGATTCGATATCTCGCTCTGCCTCAGTCATAATCTTAGCGTTACCATATTTGTCTACATCGAGCAGCTGACGGATAGTTTCTTTATCTTCTCCAGCAATCATTCCTAGTCGTTCAACGATAACTTTGAAGTTCACTTTACCTTCTTGTCCTAGAAGAGCTGAGTAGTACGCACCTGCTGAACGCTTACGATTTTCTGACAGTACTAGTTCTGCGTTTGATTGTTCAGTCATAACTGCAAACTCGTCGTTCTTCCTAAAGATGTCTCGACGTGAAATGTCTTTTACTTCAATCCCTTCTGGACCGATGATGTCTACAGCAATCTTTTTACTGAGGTGCTCTCGCACTCCATGCTCAAACAATACAGCGAAGCGCTTGTACCCAAATGAGTATGACTTGTTGAATAGCCCGAAGCGGTCAGCTACGTTCTGTTGGTTCCCTTCATAGATAGTTGCTCGTCCGTCTGTGTCTTCTACACCTTTTGCTCCGGCTGTTACACCTGATGCTGAGGCTTTAATTCCTTCGAGCGCTGCGAATACTTTGAGAGGCGTCTCGATAGAGGGTGTCTCTTGAATCTTAATAGCGTTAGCGGCCGTACCTTGAGCAGATTTAATGTATCCATCCTTCCGATACTTCAACTCAGCTAGGTTACTCACAGCTGTAACGTCCACTACACGCATCGGTCGGTTGACTCGTTCAGCGTTATCAAGCATCTGGTTGATAGATACTGACTGCGCCATGATGAGCTCTCGTACGTAATCACATGGTGATGGTGTCCAGAACTCTGTTAAGTCAGGCGTTGCTGCGAATGTCCAGAATGGCCATAGTTCGCTTTCAAACAGTTCCTTCAAAGGTTCCACACGAATTGCTTTGCCACCACTCTCCGTCAATAGTAGGTAGTATCGATTACCCTCGTACGTTGTATACCATTCCCAGAATACAAACTTGTCCTTAGACCCGATGTTCTTCTCAGGTGTTTTATGCTCGTTAGCGTATGTTCGGTTGTTCTTATTGTTCTGCTCCTGACTAGATTCAGTAGAGTTGCCATTACCAGCAGCCAATTCTTTTACAACTGTCTGGATGTACGCTGAGTCCTTCTTCATGTCGTTGATGTCCTTGATCACTCCGTACCGTCCCATGTACCGTCCACGCTCAATATCAATCCCTCCAGCATCAGGGTCAATCAAGAAGTCATATACGTCTACGTTGTCCAGGTGTGGCTGGTAGCCATCCTTATCTGAAGAGGCTGCATACGCGTAGATAGCTCGCCCGTAGATAATAGCCTGCTTCTTACCTGCAATATCTTTGATGTCCCAGAAGTTACGGTCAGTATCAAAATCCTTTAAAGCATTAAGCCTGTCCACTCGTGGCCCTTGCGCCTCCTTACGCTTCATAAACTTAAACGTCAGTGGAGAATCAATCTTACTCAACAAAGTATGCACATGCTCTTGCATCTGTCCCAAGTCCACGTTTGCTCGTGATTCATTGCTTTTTACCTTCTTACCGTAGTAAAGTGATTCGTTGAGTTGCCAGGACGCGATTCGCCCCTGCTTATATCGCCGTGCGTGCTGGATTTCTTCCAATGCCTGCACTACAATCTTATCTCGCGTCTCTTTTTTAATAGTTTTTGCCATAAGTGGGACCCGCCACTAAACAAATTGATCTAATATGAGTAAATTATACCATGGTTAGATACCGATTTCTGGAAATAACAACTCTTCCTCCTCGATTTCCTCGTACTGTTCGGTGAATCGCGCCTGTTTACGCATCTGCCATCCGATAGTTGCAGCCAGAAGTAAATCGAAGTGTCTTGTCACCATACCAACCTTCGTATCTGTCATGTCCATAGTAGTATATGACCGCATTTCCTTCAGCAAGTTCTTGTCATAAATCTTAATCTTCCCGTCGTTGTAGTCCTTACGGAACTCGAAGAACATTAAAGGCTTAGACTTCCTAGTAGTTGTCCATCCTAGCTTCTCAGTACGCTTAACGGTCCGACTCCCCTCATTCACCTGCGTATATATGTTGGGATACCCGCGCATTGCAGCGAGCGTAGCGTGCCCAGTGTTGTTGGCTTCTGGCCCGATAATACAATTACCGTACTCAGCTCCTACTCGCACCAACTCATTACCAAACAAGTCAGGTGGAATACGGTTATTAAAGTACGTTGCTATCAAAACAGCTACGTCGTCGTCAAATGTCCCAAAGTCATATAGAGCGAGTGTGTTCGCGTCGCGACCTATCCCTTCGCTTGTATCAGCCCCTATACCGTATTTATGGTGTGGTTGGTACTTTCCCCAGTATTTCACCCCTGCGCTCTCTGAGTGGGGCTGTGTGGCCGCTGCGATGTCCCTGTCGACTAGTGTACGGTCAAAGAAGGCTGTATCGGCCCGTGACGGGTCGCACATGTACTCGCCGTAGAAATCCTCAGCGTCAGACTTGATAGATTCAATCTTCTCTTTGTTGTATCGCTCAGGCCATGTCGGTTCGCCATCCTCGTCCATAATAGGTATTTTGTCGATAACCATGTCCGACTTGTTTAAAAACCACTGGATAACCCCCTCGTCGCTAATGTAGTTACCGTTGCACATATAGTTACCGTCAGCAGACAAAGAACTAATGGCCTCATCAATCCGAAAGATAGTTGCCTCCGTAGTAGTCAGGGATGCAATAGACTCCCTATCCTCCACATCGTCGAAGATAATCCAGTCAGGACGGTTGGCATCCTGAATGTGACCACGCTGTGTCTGCCCAATGGTACCGGCAAGCAACTTCCTACCGTCGCGTGTAGTAAAACTACCCATCGTCTCCTCACGCTTCTTAGCGTCATCCTTCATAAAGATGTCACCGTATATAGCGCGCATCTCCACACACATGTTATACACGTCCGTAACGATCTGCTTAGCGTTACCGAGGTTTCGGGTCAGAATCTTAATGTACTTCCGAGATAGATCCCGGTCGTTCAATATAACAAAGGCGATAAACAGCTTAGTGAACGATGTCTTGGCACAACCACGAAAGCCCAAGTTGAGATACTTGGTGCGCCCATAGTAGCTATCAATCATATTATCGATAAACTGGTCATGGAATTTGGCCTCCGGTGACTTAAAGTACCGGTTGAACATGAACTTACTGAAGATTTCAAACTTCCAGTGTATATAGCGTGTTGTGTCCGTCTCGCTAGAAAATGAAAAGAGGGTATACATATCCTCTCGCGTCCCGTTCTGCAAGATATCGATAGCCATAGCCATCAACTTCTCATCGTATTTCCCTTTAGGAAAGGGGTTGTGTACTTCGTCTTTCACCTGTGTATTATAGCATGGCGGTGCTTGTCTATTAGGGTGTTAGTCTACTACTTACTAAACTTACTCTTGATTCCCTTTGCTTCTTTAATAGCTGCAGTTTTTCGCCCTCGCTCTGGGTGTGCGTTGTGATACTTTTCTCGCTTCTTACTTCTTTGTAGTTTACTCATACGCTATTCTTATCTATTAAGGTGATGCTGTGATTACAGTGAGGGACAAATTTCTCTTACTTGGGCCGCTAAGCCTTTGTTTGAACCAAATACTATATTTCCTCACAAGAATTTAAGGATATATATTCTTGTGGATATTTCTAGTGTTTAACCTTGTATATATCCCCCTCTGTAGACACACCATCTATACATTAAGGACTAAGGTGAGGGTTTGAGGTAAGGATTTGCCGAGATGGAGTCACGCGTCTCCCGATAGTCTATTTCAACTATTGCGATGTTTTTTACTCGTATAGTCACCTTACATGTCCACTGTTTTGAAGACAGTTTTATTTCAGATTTAAATAAATCTCGCGTCTACCTATTACGCCACTCAAACCCTCGCTTTAATTCTCAATGTACTGTGATGATGGGCTAAATGGACGGTATCACTTTTCCGGGAGCTACCCATCGCTTGGCACTTTGTATACAAGTGTGTGACATACCGTTAGGTCGAAACCAACCGTCCATTTAACCAACCATCTTGTACTGTGTAAGGGGCAGGTGGAG